TCTACTAATCACGATAGGCCTATTTTATTATCAAGAAAAATAGGTTTCAACTCGTTCCAATATGGAACACGTTGCCTATGTGTCCGCCCTCACATAGTAGGTAGATTATGGATCACCTCGATTTCATCGAATGGCGCCAGCTGCACCAATTAGAAAACCAATCACACCACCAGCGGCCCATGTATCACGTTGCCGTCTGAGGCGTTGCTCTGTTCGTCTATTGTTCTTGATTTCGTTTTTCAATTCGTCCAATGAGCTCGAGGCTTGATTTAATCTCTGCGCTTGCTCTGTTATTTTGTTCGAGGCTTTCGCTAATTCTTGCCCCTGTTTCTCGTTGATTTCCCTCAATTCGGTTAAGGCTTTCGCCCTCTCGCTGTTGATAACCCTCAATTCTTTTAATTCTGTCGCCTGCGTCATTGTTAAGCTGTTGGCTTGTTCCAATGATTTTGTTGAGTTCTCGATTGAGGCGTCGGCTGTCATCAAGTGCCCTTTGAGTTTGTTCCAGTCGCTCAATGGCACGCTGATAGTTGGCTCTGGCTGTGAAATATCCACTTGCGAGGCTGCCAATGCCATAGAGGAAAAGCACACACAAAGCACCAATAATAAGCCGCTTAATAGTAATATACGATTTAATCGTTTCGAGGTATGCCTTACATTTCTCATACATATCTAGCCCCCTATTTAGTCAATATCACTCCAGCGTGCTGCATAACCTCGCACATCAACATGTACAAAGTCTTGATAGTAATACTTACCTATGCCGTCTGCGCCGCATTCTTCGGCGATTTGAGCGAGATAATCTACATCTATGCCGTCATAAGTAATATCAGCAGCCAAGCCTTGCGTATGGTAAGAATTAGGCACACCGCCAACCTCTGCATTATGTTCAGGACAGCGATAGCCACTATTAATAGTAACAGGAACGCCTAAGCGTTCACGGATAGCGTCCAATAAGTCCACGAGTCTTTTGTCGATGATATGATCTAGCACATTATGGCCGTTTTCGTCCACCTCATGCCGTTCACAATTACAAGAAAATTCGTAATCATCGAAATATTCGCCAATTTTCATATATTGCACCCCCAATATAAAAGGCTGCACCCTATTGAATGCAGCCTATAAACTATTATTTTTTTAAAATCATGTCAATTTTGCTATGTACTACATCAAGCAGCCCAGCGATTGTACTGTTTCCGCCGTCTCTCATATTCTCGAGAATACTTAGGAACTCAACCGAGCCGAGATATAGCCATACAATATTGACAGCGAAAGCATATTGTCCAGCCATGAAATCAAAGCACCACGCCCCAGCAGTTGCTAGGCAGTAAGTAAGTACTTTTGTTACAAATGGCTTTCTCATATGCTTTGAATTAATTAAACCCTTACCCCATGCAGCAGGAATGGCGATATATTTATCATAGCCACTTATAGTCTCTGTGTTAGCTCCTAAATCAATAAGCATTTGATAGCCAATCGCAGCCCATTTTGTGAGCAAGTCAAGGAATACCAGTATAATAAATATCCCCAGTACCTGTACATGTTTGAGCCCTAGTATGTATATGCCGACCTCTGCCATAACAGCGAGTAAGGCTTTAATGGCGAATGACTCTGTCAGAGTTCGCCATGCCTCACTAAAGAAATTCGTTATTTCTCCCATGCTTTCCCCTTACTACAAATTAATCTGTTGTAATAGTATCTGTATCGAATGAATATGTATAGGTTGAGCCTCGATGAGTTTCGACTAAGTCGGAACCATTGATTTTGATTGATTGATAATCTTCGCCTCTAATCTTAATCGTTTCGCTATTTCCGATTACATTGGCTTTTTTCACCTTAATTATTACATTCCTATAATTTCTTACGATGTTTACAGGAACCTCATTAGGTAATGCAAGATTATTATTAGGTAGTTTTGATAAATCTATTTCGTAATAATCTTGTATATAAGTAGGCACAAACTCTTCTAACAGCATGCCCAA